CTCTGCTTCTTGTTGTTGTGCAGCTTGTCTGATTTGTGCTTGTGCTTGACTCTCTGCAATAATGATTTCTCTTAATCTTCCGATAGTTGAGAACTCTTCTGCTTTGAATGTTCCACGACTTGCACATGTATCAATAACTGCAACCATCTGAGCTAGTTCTTTCAAACCTAGAATCTGTGTTTGCATCAAATCAACTTGTTCTACTTGATTCATAATGTCTCCATAATATTTGTACCATCTAGTCTAAAGGACTTGATGGAAATCTTTTGACTGTTACTGGGACATCACCTTCCCATGCATCAATCTGTTTAACTACTGGTTCTTCTACATTCCATTCACAAACAATGTCTGTACCTGGCTTGAACCATTTTTTAAAGTCATGATTGTATATCATTTCATGAGTTTCCCCATTCATTGGGTCTACAATCTTTAACAATCCCATTACTGGGTCATAGTGACGAACTTCTGCAATTTTAGATATACCATTATCAGTATATCTTATTGCTCTTTCTTCGTCAGTTAGACCTAGTTTGTTTATTGCCTTTTCCATAGTAGTATTTATATCAATACTTACTTAGGACTTAGGTCAAAACCTGCCAATTCACAAATTTCTTTTGTGACTGATTTGAAAGGCATAGTCTTATCTTTAATTGCAACTAAGAACTCTGCTTCAGATTTCTCAAGTGACCTTAAAGTATTAAGATATATTTCCTCTCTTTTAGATTGACTTGCTTGTGCAGAACCACCTTCAACCCAATACTGCATTCTTTTGAATACACGAATGAATCTTTCTGGTGCCATATCCATTGCACCCTCTGGTGTGTCTGGGTCTCCAATCACAAATCCATCTGGTAAACCTTCTGGTAAAGTAAATACAACCCTTGGGTCAAATGCAGCTTTAAGTGCATACTTGACATCATTCCTACCAGTAAACTGTTTTAGAATGTCAACCTTAGATTGTTTACCTTTAGTTTCTTCAACCAATCCTAGTATCTCTACAATACTTGGATTTCTTGGTAAATCTGAAACTGTTCTTGATGGTTTAGTTTCTTTGGTTTCTTTAACATCTGGCCCATTGAGAACCTTTTCTTGAGTTGCACCCAATTTAGATTTAGGTTCATAACCAGACATGACATCAGCTGCATCATCTACTGCTGATGGTAATGACTCTTCCTTGACTGCTTTAACTTCTTTGTTTGCAATCTTTTCTAAAGTCTTTTTATTAAGTGACCCTTTAGGTCTTCCTCTTTTTGCCATGATTAAAAGTCTCCAATACTTTCTTCTAAATCCATCAATCTGTTATTGATAAAGTATGTTAGTAATCCACCTCTTGGTGCAACTTGTACATTATCAAATTCTTGAAGGATTTTTTCTTTGTACTCATTAGGTATATAGGACAAATCTATAAGACTCCTATTCCTTGATAAGTTTCTATCTATCTCATCATCGTTTGCAACTAATGGGTCTTTGATAATCTCTCTTTTCTTTTTAGAAAGAGGTCTTTGTCTCAACCCAGATACAAATACATCATCTTGAGATAAAACATTAGGAACACCATCACCAGTATCACCACTTATAATATGGTCAATAAGATACTCTTCTGCCTGTTCCTTTGTTAATTTAATATTACTCTTTGTGATAGGTGAGAACTGTCTAACCTTTCCATACCTTTGAAGTTGTTGGAAATCTTTATCACCACTAATAATCATGATGTTTTCTGTATCTCCATACTTCTCACATAGAGTTCCTATAATATCATCTGCTTCACATTTTGATATACAGATATATTTATAAGGGAAATTATACTTTAATTCTTCCCTCACGACAGTTATGCAATCAAAGATTTGATTCCAATCTTTGTCATCTTTGTCTCTTGTTTTCTTTCGATTTGCTTTATAGAAGGGATAGACATCCTTTCTCCAGACATTGTAAGAGTCATCTGCAAGGACTAACTCTCCATAAGTCTTAAAGTATTTCTTTCGATACATTGCAAGACTCTTTAAACAGATGTGTCTTACAAGTTGTTCATTGATTGGTTCTTTTCCACCTCTGGTTTGTGCCATCAGTGACGCAATTAGAACCTGCGTAAGGTCAATTAAAATCATTCAGTTCTCAATAATATAGTGTGTTCGTTAATTCTTCCAGTTGGTTTAGATGATTTTGTATTAATCTCATCTAATACTTTACTTAATACTATTTTACCACCAGATTCGATTCTGTCAAGGAAATGTTTTGTTTTATTTCCAATCTTCTTCATGGCACTGTAGTTATTAAATCTTTGAATTGTTGTTCCTTTCACTCCAAGACCCATTCTATCTTCTGCAACAAATTTTGTAAGTTCTTTGGTCTTGGTATTGAATGTCCATAGTTGCATTGCACCAACAATTAACTCTGGATTAATTGAGGTAAGATGATACTCTGTATCAGTTATCTTGTAGTTTAGTTTCTTAGTTTGTTCAGTTGCAGTGTATACTTTTTTCCTTCTTGTTCTTTTCTGACCTCTTTGTCCAGTTGCATACTTATCACAATCTATTCTGATATCACAAACATACTTGTAGTAATCTTTCAATCCTTTCTTAGATAGAAACGAATATGCCTCTTTGAGTTGTGGACATGTACCTGCTACAGCTTCTTCCAGTTCTCTTTCAAGATTGAAGAAGTTATCTCCAACTTTGACTGCAACTGGAGCTGATACTTTTTCATCTGTTAAATATGCAAATACATCGAATTTGTTTTTTGGGTCATCTATGTAACAATCTAGTTGATATTCAATTTCACCAGCATACTCATCTGCTTTGTTCTGTATTCTTTCTTGAATTGAGATTACTGGTTTCTTTTTTCTTTCCTCTTCTTGAATTGATTTGGATGCTTTGATATCTTCTATAATCTTGTTGACATGTTTTTCTATGAATTGAGTAGTGTTAGGGTCTAATAGATTATCTTTGAATACACATGGTACTGCCCTCGTTTGCATTCTTGCAAGGGCAGCTGCAGTTCTAGGGACATACTTAAGTCTCTTAACTCCTTTAACATATTGACTGTCATACTCTCTTTCAGACATCCATGTTGATAACCATTCACCACATGATTTATTATCACTCATGTAGTTATACCAATTCATGCACTTACTTTTGTCTCTATCGTCTTCTGCATGAGGTTCTACACCATAATAGATTTCATCAAGAGATTTTTGTTTTCTCTTACTCATGTTAATTACTTATAAAAATCAAAATTTTAAGTGTTATCCCCATCACGATATTCGACTCTTTGTTTATCGAATTTACCCTTTCCAAGGTCTGGATTTCTTTTATTTTTCTTATCTTCTGAAACCATCTTAGATGACTCCCATGCAAAAAACCCAGCAAAGAATGTTATACCGATGACAAGAAGTGTATCTAAAATATACTTTACTACTTCCCAATCCATTTAATGTCCTTCTTTGGTATTACTTGATATGCACCCTTGTTGTAAGCTGGTGCAACTGTGAACTTTTTAGATTCCTCTAACTTCCAATCATTGTCTTTTTGTGGACTGTACTTAGAAGTAGTCATAGAAGGATATTTCTTTCTATGGTCTTCTGCAGCTTTCTGTCTGTCCAAAACATGTTGAGGTATTTTGAGAGGTTTGTATGACGAAGTATGACACTTTTTCTTAGTTTTTAGACTCTTGGTCTTTCTTTTACGACCAGTCATGTCATACCTTAAACTGTTTCCTAAATTTATTGTACCCATAATGTAATCAGATTTCTAAGTAGGAACATTAGTCCTACAGTGTTTAACATAATCAATGCTCTGTCTTTCCATGCAATCGAAACTGCAACCCATCCAGTGATACCAAAAATAGATAGTATCAAATCTGTTTGTTGCAACTCTGGAATACCACGAATAGACATTGCACCCAATACAAGAATAGATGATACCCACTTAAGATACCAATCCCAAGTATACTTTGGTGTTGCAGACTTGAAAATCCTTGTAGATTTCTTTAACTCTTCTGTAGTAAAACTACTAGATTGTTTCTTTGCTTTGTCTTTGAGACTTTTCAACTTGTTTTCTAACTTCTCTTTGATATTCATTATAATCCTTAAACCTTTTTTCCCAACTGGGTTTCTGTTGTTGTTGAGGTTGACTCATCTTCCTTGTCCTCTATACTTTTTATATGACCTCTTACGATGTTTGTTCATAGTTGCCATACCTATTTTAACTCTACGACCTCTTCCACCTTGTCCTTGGGATGTGGTCTTCCTAGTTGCTACATGTGTAGTTGCAAATGCTTTTCCTCTTACTGCCATAATACTCCTTACTCTCCGAAAAAAGTGAAGTGACAACGATGATGGGGAAGGAGAGAGTAAACCCAACCATCAGCACCTTTAGGGGTTTTATATGAGAATCAGACTCAGACCCAATATACAACTGCCATGAGTTGTCACTTCGTAACTGTTAGTACCCTTGAGTCATATGTGAATAACACTCTGGGTCTCCCTCAGAGAGTTTCTTACCACATAGACAAAGGTCATTATCATCTTGAGAGTCAAGAGCTGCATCAACATGTGCTTGTTCTGACTCAGATAATGTCTCGTACTTTTCTATCATTTCTTGTAATGTCATAATTCTATTCTACTATAAGATGTACCCATCTGTCAATAACCAATTTTTTCAGAGACGACTTTATGTAAGTCAAACTCTTTACTTTTTGCTTCTCGTTCACTTGGGTATTCACCATTTAAAAATTGTTTCACATGAATCATTTCATGTGCAAGTGTTTGGAACATATCATCTTGGTCTCTTGTAAGTTCGATAGTAATACCATCTTCTACATTTCCAAAACAACATCCTAACCAATCATAATAATCTTTAGGAAACTTATTGTAAACTACAACATCGATGTCTGCATTTTTGATTTCTAATTCTTGACATGCAGTATCCACATAATCTACAATCATGTTTTCTTCTCGTAATGGAAGACGACCCCCACGAGGGCCTTCCACATAAATTACTACCATATTAATCCATCCAGTTAATTGTTGGTTTCATTTTATTTTTGATAATCTCTTCTACAAGTTCGATTGCAGCCCAACCATTACCACCAATGTGCCAGTCGTAATCACCACTTGGAACACCACTAGTTTTCCAGTTGTAGATTGTTGCTTTTACATAATCCCAATCTTCTTCACCATACTCATCGATGTAGTATCTTTTACCTTCAATCAACCACTCGACATTGACCTTATCATCTAAATTAGTATCAATAGATGGTTTACCTAAAATTTCTACTAAATCATAGAAACTTACTGGGTCTGTATATCCTTGTAAAGATGTACCACTAAAACCCATTGTAGGGTCTTGGACTTCATACTCTGTTCTGATATAATCTTCCATTATTCTGCTAACTCCTCAAACATTTGTTCAACTAAAACACTTCTTGCAAACTCACCTATGTCTGCACCGAATCCTTCACTACCAGTGAATTTGGATACTCTTGAGACATTTGCATCATTCAACTTAGAAACCACTTCTAAAGTTCCTAATTCTGCAACTTCCTCTGCAAGGTTTTCTTTTATTACTTCGTTTACTTGATTTGACATATTACTCCTTTATTACAAGAGTAGTATATCAAAAGATGTACCCATGTGTCAAATATGGTGGAGCTGATAGGAATCGAACCTACGACCTTCTGGATGCAAACCAGACGCTCTCCCTACTGAGCTACAGCCCCTCACTATATTTTAAATTGATATCTGCGTGATGTGCTTCATCAGCTCTGACTTTCTTGATTAAGTCTGAAAGCTTTGCACTTTTCTTCATCCCATAATAATCTATTGCAAGTTGTGGTGCTGGGATGTTTTCTACTTCACCACTTTCTACCATCTTAAGGTATTCTGTATATGACTTTACTGCTTCTTCTTCAAAGTAATGTATCATTCTATGTGCAGTTCTAGGAAAGAAAACATACAATATGAAATAAAATATCCAGAAGACTGCTTGTGCAAATAACACTAACCATCTTTCTAATAGATTTGGTTGAGTAATTTCTACAAAGAACATAAGATGCATTCTTTCATTCTCTGCCTCTGCAAGAAGTTCTCTAATCTTAGGGCCATATCCTGTTTCCATTCTACGAAGACTTCTAAGATGTATCCACATACCAGCAACCATGCCAGGCACACCAGCAACTGTTTCTAGGACAACTGCACGATGTCCATATCTCTTTGCAAAAAATGTATCTGCAACAAAACGAAAGAACTTCGTCATTGACATTGCAAACCAATCTGATACTTTATTCATCCTTATGCATTTTAATGAATGCCTCTGCATCTATAACCACTAATGGTTTATGATGATTTTTTTTAATTACGACTATGGGTTCATAGTCCCCAGAATTCTCTAGTGCTTGTTTGTAGGACTCCCAGACATTGACTCGTTCTT